TTGGGGCTGTCCATTCGATTGTAAAATAATCGTAATTAACAGATGTTTGATGTACAGTGCCAACTGCTGCATTACTTGCATCAAGCACACTTACAATAGAAAGAAAATTTCCTTCCATTATTTTTACAGAATCTCCTGAAAAATCATCAATTCTTAACACATTAAGTGTTTTACAAATAGCTTTATTTAAATAATTTTCAGCCATTTGTGTTGCAGATTTTTTTAAATGTTCTAGATAATCATCGTCATCTACAAAATCATTATGCAAACGTAAGTGTCGTTTAATATCACATAAACTAATTGGATAAATCTCTCGTGTTTTTACGAGTTGATCATCAGGAATTGTGTAAGCAACCACATCAGACATTTTAATAATTTATTTTATTAAACTACACCAGTTATTAATCCATCAGTAATTTGTAACGTAGAAACATCCAACATCAAAACATTACCTGTATAACCTGTAGGAGCAATTCCTTGAATTCCTTGTGTACCTTGAGTTCCAGTTCCTGTAGTACCCTGTGATCCAGTGATACCTTGAATACCTTGTTCACCAGTGATTCCTTGAATACCTTGAACTGTAGCATCAGATCCTTGAACACCTTGAATACCTTGTGTACCTTGAGTTCCTTGTGAACCTTCAATACCTTGGATTCCTTGAACAGTAGCATCTGAACCTTGAACACCTTGAATACCTTGAACACCAGTTCCATCAGTTCCTTGAGTTCCTTGAGTACCTTGAGTTCCTTGAGTACCTTGTGAACCTTCAATACCTTGAGAACCAGTTATACCTTGTGATCCAGTTATACCTTGTGATCCAGTAATTCCTTGAGTTCCTTGTCTACCTTGAATACCTTGACCACCTGTTATACCTTGAATACCTTGAACACCAAGTTCACCAGATAATGCAGTATCAATAGCTTGAAGACCTTGTTCTAAGTTTTCTCTACCGCCAAAAGATTCCTGATTTGGATTAAAACCTGCTGGTAACGTAAAATTTACATATGCCATCTTATTGAATTATTTTATAGTTAAAAAGGGAGAGAGTAATTCCCTCCCTTTTAATTCTAATTTTTATGTGGTTGAAGCATCTGCTAAAATTGCAAATCCACGTTTGTTGTAACAACCTGTATCTGCCATTCCAACAATTGTTAATGAAATTAACCCTTTTTTCGAATCCGTATAAGGATCCACAATTATTTCATAAGGTGTTGATCCCCAAAGACCTACACATACACGTGACCAATCTCCAAAATAAATTTTGTTAACATTTGCTGCAGGTGTGCAATATGCGTCATAACCATTAATTTTATTATCATACCAAATTCCTACCTGATTTGTCATATATGCAGTTCTTGTTAAATATGCTTTTTCTGCAGGAGTAGTAACATATGCAGGTGAAGTTAAATAAAGCCCATTTAAAGAGGCTTCTTGATTTACAACATCTGAAAATGTAGGATTTCTACCAAGTGAAGTAATTTGAGTTGTTGCGTCTGCGTCAATTTGGTCATAGACGTCATTAACTAAACAATTCCAAAAACCGTTTACAAGATTTTGAACAATTGCTGAATAAACAGTTGGTGAAGTTTGAGCCAAAGTTTCCTTAGAAATAGCTTGTGAATGTGTAATTCTACGAGCAGCAAGTGTTAAACTTGCAGATGCCATATTTGCACTAATACCACCAGCATCTGATGCTTCTGCAACAAATACTCCAGTATCTTGTCCCATTGAAGGAACTACAAAATTGCCATTAAGTCCACTAAAAAATGTAACACCTATTTGACGTAAGAAGGCTTCACCGGGTGATGTTAAAACATCTATGCCAGGCATAACGTTTTTGTTTATCAGTCCAGCATCAGTAGCAACTACGATAGGATCGGCACGGTAAGATGCCATTTTTCCTTCGTTTACAGCTTCTACTAACCAATCTCTAAAAGATTGTTTTTCTGAGTTTTTAATATTTTCCATATATATAGATTTTTTATTTTATTTTAATTATGCGATCGGAACAATACTTAAACCCCTTGTGTTCATACATCCGGTATCAAATAATCCAATTATTGTCAAATTAATGAGACCCTTTTTAGCGTCTACGTAGGGATCCACAACTACTTCTAAACCAGACCATTGCGCTACTGCATGGCGACTAAAATCACCAAAATAGATATAAGTTGCTTCACAACCTGGTGAACAGTATGCTGGGTAGCCATTCATTTGGTCATTCAACCAAATTGGTTGTTGGTTTGTAAGATATGCTGTTCTCTTAAGATCTGCGCGTAATGCAGGAGTTGTGCAATATGCTGCTGGTCCAATGTTAAGTTGTGCAATAGCTGCTTCAAGATTTACAATATCTGCAAATCCTACAGTAGCACCAGCACTTGCTGCTATTGGAGTGACTCCATCCGTGCGAATTGTTGTGAAAAAATCGGCCACTAGTGAATTCCAAACGCCGTTTACAAGATTTTGTAAAATCGATGCATATATTGCAGGAATACTTTGTGCTAAAGTTTCTCTAGATATTGCTTGTGAATGTGTAACTCTACGAGCTGCTAATGTTAATGCTGCAGGAGCCATGTTTGCACTTGCTGAACCAGTGTTTTCACCAGGGAATGTTGCAGTATCTTGTCCCATTGAATTAACAACAAGATTGCCAGTTAACCCTGTGAAAAATGTTGCTCCTAGTTTACGAAGAAATGCTTCTCCTGGAGATACAAGAATATCAATACCGGGGTATATCTGTTTGTTAATCAATCCAGCATCAGTTGATGTGATTATAGGATCGGCTCTAAATGAAGGTGCTTTACCTCCATCATTAACTGCTTCATATAACCAGTCTCTAAATGCTATACCTGCAGGTACTCTTTCTTCAGTTGGAGTGTTATTTTCCATTTTTCTTACATTAGTTTTGTTAAGTTCTTCTTGTCTTTCAGCAAGAACGATGTCACCATCTATTTGTTTGATTTGATCATCAAACCCAGTCCATTCAGAGCGTTGTTCATCTGTAAGATTTTCACCATTTGCAAGGGTTTCCATCTTCGCAATTATTTCAGCTCTTTCGGCCTTTAATTCGTTTATTTTTTTCATAATTGTTAAAAATTATTTAAGTTTTAATTTTAGTATTTGGACGTGATATCTCATTCTTTCAAGTTCCTCATCTCTTTTCTTTTTGCAGGCATTTTCTTCAACTTCTTCATCTGTTTCACCAGTTGAAGGATCAATAGCGTTTTCTTCTCCTGTTCCATCATTATCTTCATCTTCACGTGCATTAACTTCTGTATTTTCATATGCACCATCAATTACAACTGAAACATCATAAAGTTTTGCAACTCTATTTACAGTTCTAATATTATTACCTGTATCGTCTATTGCCCAAGTATCATCACCTTTACGAGTGACAAACCCAAATGAACATTCGGCGATATCTCCACGAGAAACTAATTCATAAATATCATTTCCTAAAGTTGTATTCGGTACTTCTGCTCTAAAGTGCAATCCGACATCATCTGTTGAGAGTTGGAGAGTTCCAGATTTGGTACGAGCTAATATTCCCATATCACGTTTGTGATTAAAAGTCAAAACTGTATTCAAACTTTCACTATTTAATACCTCATCGAAAGCACGTCGGCTTATTACTTCATAAAAAAGTCTATTTTGTTCAAAAATTGGTTTAGATTTTGTATCAAATATACTTGCATAACCTTCTAAATATCGTTTGCCTTCTTCTTCAAAGGCTCTAAAAGATGTTTTTTCTGATTCTAAGTTTCTAATATATTTCTTCATATAAATACCTTATTTTATTATATATCTTATTTAATTGGTGGTTGAACACTTGCAATCTTTGAAACAGGAAGATAGTTACCTGGCATGTAGTGTTCATCCCCTTCAGGATATGTTGGAAATCCTTCTAATTTACATACATCATTTGGTGTTATAACACCCATTCCTTGTAATGTACGTTCATTATTTATACGAGTTGTACTATCAGTTTCTAGTAATGCATTGAAATTAAACTCAATACTAACACCACTTAATCTTTCTTGTGTTGTTAATAATTTACTTTCAAATTCTTGACGATACATACGTCCTATTGCTGCTAATGTTTGAACTTTAAAATCTAACATCATCTGTTCAACATTATTAAATTTAGTTGCTTCTAATATACCTACACTTGCAGGAGGCACTCCATAAAGTGCTGCTATTACTTGTGTGTTGAACTTCATTGTTGCTATAAATTCTGCATCTGCAAAATTAAGTGCCATATCAACTATTTCACTATTAGGTGGTAGAGTTACCATTGTACCAGCTTTTAATGCACCTACATATTTACGATTGAATTCTTCCAATGCTTCTAACATTGCTTTTTGATTACTACCACTTACAGTTGATTTAATTGCTTTAGGTGACATTGCATTATTTCTATAAAAAGAATCTATCGCTTGAATGCCTTGATATGAAGCACTTAAGTTTAATCTTAATGCTTCAAGTGGATTTATACCCCAAATTCCATCTCTTGTTAGTCCTTTAAAATGCAGTATTTCACTTGAGTTTGTCACTTCTTCTTCACCTAAATCATTTATAACTGTATAATAAAGTTCGTTATTTGTGATCTTATAATCTTTAATCTTTGAAGGTGGTACTAAAACAAGTGTTTCTACTTTACCAGAATTATCTCTGTATATACGTGCAAATGAATTACCTTTAAGATTTCTCCAGAATTCTAATGCAGATATGAATGTTTGTTGACTTGTCCAATTGTTTGGTTGATAATGTAATATAGGATATCTGTAATCTTCTTTATCAACCGTTCGTCCTTCTCCTCCATCTGTATAAACATTTAACGGCATACGTGATAAGGTTTCACTTAATATCTTTATACACGTATAAACTGTAGCAACTTTTTCTGCATTTGTAAGATCGAATGGAATACCTGTGCCTGTTATCAATGCTGGAATTACATAATCGTTATAATCATTGTAAGTTCCAGTCCACATATTTTTTAAAGAACTGATAAAATTATTTAGAGCCATTTATAGGATATAATTTTAATTGATATTTTTATTATATATTCTTATTTTTTCTCGGTCTTCTCTTACGGACAGCATATTGATTTATTAACAATCCATTATCATAGAGATAATTTGCTATTGAATACCTGCAATTGTAAGTCTTAAAGTCTTCTTTAATGTAATCACTAATGATTTTGTTAATGATATTCATTATCTGTTTACGCTTTATATTAAGTATATCTTCATCTGTTTTATTCATCAGTTTATACATCTCATGCACAACTTGAATCATCTTAATAAGTTCAAGCACATACTTACGTCTGTAGTAAATATCAGTGATGTTCTGTATTTTTATTATTATTTTGTTTGTTGATGGGTTTGCTAACTGTTTCAATACTTTTATAGAATCAATGAATATAACATACTTTCTTACATTGCGGTCAATGTATGCATTGCTCTCTTTTTCGGTCATGGGTTTATTTTAAAATATATTTATCAACGTACTCGAAGTGGCAAAGTATTTGATCAAATTAACCAATTCTTCAGTGCTCACAGCTGTGAGCACTGACGTGAGCACTGAAGTGATCACTTACTTGTGCTCTGGTGATGATCCATTCATTCGTAGACT